CTGGCGGTGCGGTGGGCCTTTCGGCCAGCGGATTTGGAGCCGAGAAGCTGCTGGACTTGTTCGAAGGTCTTTCGGTCAACGATGGCCGCGTGCTCGCCTGGGAACCATTTGTCCTTGTGTCCGGTCTCGCCGATGTAGAGGCGGTTCCTCAGGAAGTGGGCGAGGGGACCATAGGTGAAGGGAATGGCACCATTGTACTTGGCGATCTTGGTAGTGCGCCGCTTGGTGACAACGCCTCTGCGGTCGAGATCGGCGACGAGCTTGCTAAAGGATTGCAGGTCGAGGTACCGGCGGAAGATGGTGCGGACGACCTCGGCCTCAGCCTTGTTGACGATGAGCTTCTTGTCCCGCGCTTCGTAACCAAGCGGGACGGTGCCGCCGGTCCATTTCCCCTTGCGCCGTGACGCCGCGATCTTGTCCCGGACGCGTTCGGAGGAGAGTTCCCTCTCGAACTGGGCAAAGGACAACAGGACATTCAGGGTCAATCGGCCCATCGACGTCGTAGTGTTGAACTGCTGGGTGACCGCGACGAACGAGATCGATTTGGCATCGAAGGCCTCGACCAGCTTGGCGAAGTCGGCCAGCGACCGGGTCAGCCGGTCGATCTTGTAGACCACGATGACGTCGATCCGGCCGGCGTCGATATCTTTCAACAACTCCTGAAGGGCAGGGCGGTCTAGATTGCCGCCGGAATAGGCGGGGTCGTCATAATGCTGCGGAAGGACCCGCCATCCCTGCGAGGCCTGACTCTTTATATAGGCCTCGCAGGCATCCCGCTGGGCGTCGAGCGAGTTGAACTCCAGTTCCAGGCCATGCTCGGTCGATTTGCGAGTGTAGATGGCGCAGCGGACCGGTTTGATCGAATTAGCCGCCATGACGGCCGCCGTTCGAAGCCGACTTGCCGGTACCGCCGGCATTCCGCTTCCGATAGTCGCTTCCGCCGCCCAGATGACTGGAACGGGCTGATACGGCCTCGGCTGTTGGCTTTGCGCCATGGGACGGATCGGGAGCCGCGAGCTTGTCGCTCCCTTGGGTCTTGGAACGCAGTCCAAAAAACCGTGGCCCGTTCCACTTGGTCCCGGTGATCAGGACGGCTATCTCGGAGAGATTGCCGTAAACGTCTCCTTCATAGGCGAAGCCGTCAGCCAGCACCATGACGCGGTGGCTCCTGCCCTTCCATTCGCGGACAAGAACCGAGCCCGGCTTGATCTGGCGCGGCAGCACGATCTTGCCGTTTGGCTTGACAGCAAAAGCCTTCATCGCCTGATCAAGCAGGCGCTGCGCAGGACCGGAGAGGCCGCCATAGGCCTTCTCCTGAATCCGATGCGCGATGCTGCGCCGGAGCAGGTCCGGGCCGAACGCTTTTGGCGGTTCGGTCCGAAACACTTCCCGGTATCTGATGCGTAACCGGGCAATCGGCATTGTCGCCAGCCGATCCAACTCGTCGACGCCTGGATCGGTGGGTTGAGCGAGCGCTGTCCGTTCCATGAGCATCACCGGGCCGTGCCGGATTTGGTAATCCGATAGATGCGTTGACCGTCAACCTTCTCGGAGACAAGATTGAGGTCGAGCTTCTTCTTGACTACGCCTGCGAAGAAGCCGCGGACGGAATGTTCCTGCCAGTCGGTCGCTTTCATAATCGCGGCGATCGTGGTGCCCTTCGGTTCGTATAGCATCTTCAGCACCGCCGACTGCTTCGATGACGAAGACGCAGGTGATTTCGATGATAGCGTTTTTGATGCAGCGGCTTTGGTCGCAGCGGTGGGCGTCGATCGAGCCGGGACGCCGCTCTTGGCGGGGAGTCTAAGTTTGCGCGACGACTTGCGCGCCGTCCTTGCGGATTTTGATTTCGATTTGCTGGTGGCCATCTGGCTCTCCCTTGGGTCAATGACAGCATCAGGTGCTGCCACTGCCACGAGCCCGCGGAAGTTATCACCGCGGGCGGGAGGGATCAGTCGAATCTCGAAGACGAATATGCCTCAATGACACCACACGCGCTCCTTTCCGTGGGGAAGTCGAGCGAATTCTGAGCAATTTTATGGCTTCTTGCGCTTCGGCCGTGAAATCTTGCGCGGAAGGATTTGGCATACCGGCGTGTGCTCGTATCGCTGGTCGTCGATCTCGGGAGACTTGCACAGCACACACTGCCACCGACCCCGGATCAGGTACGAGCCGCCGCCGACCGTGCAGCCGCGCGATCGAAGGAACGGTCCAGAATCGGCCTAGGGAGCCCTGAAATCGCAAAATTCCCTGTTTAGATAACGTTTGGTTGCGATTCTTTTTCTGGGTTGTCGATGAGGTAAGGCTTCACCAGGGCCTGCCTGCGAGTTTGCCAAAAGCACCGTCGAAGGTGAGGCCGTTGAGCAGCCGCGAGAATCCCTCCAGTCCTTTTTCATCCAACGTCCATCCTTTAATCGGCCTGTGCGCCAAGGCCTGGCTAATGGAGTCAATCTGATCGTTGTGAACGGAGCTTGGGAATGAAAAAAGCTCTCGCTCAAGGTCTCGAAGCCATGGGGCTTCTTCCGGGAGAATGACTTGACCGGCCTTGAAAGTATCAGCCTGGATAGCCATTCGAGTTTTTTTGTTGTGCTCGGCCTTAACGCCATCAGTCGGAAAGCCGAGTTTCTTTAGCTCCTGCAGCAAGGCGGTGCCAACTCCAGCATCTTCGACCAAAATAATCGTTGGGCGGTGACGCTCCGCTTGCGCAATCGCATGTTGTTTCAGTGTTGGATAGTCAAAGCGACCTCTCACTACCTCGACGAGGTAACAGCAATCATCCATAACGTACCACGTCGTACAGACCGACCAGCTATTCTGAGTTCCCGACTTGGACGCTGTATCCCAGGATTGAATGACTTGTGTCGACGAACTACGCGCAGGTGCTGCTTGATATCGCTTAACCCATTCGCGTTTGATCAAATTGCCGTCCGGTGGAACGGGGCGTTGCTGATACTGCGCTTCATAGTCAAGACCAAGCGCGTCGCGCAATCTGATGTGGTCAAGGAGCGTCTCTCGTTCGGGGTGAAGCAAATCGCCAGCGCTGCGAATATGAAATTGGCCTTTTCCTACCGGAACCCTCTCTTCCTCCTCTGCAATGGCCGGAAGGCGCAGCACGTCCCATTCGTCAGAGCTTTGTAGCAGCATTCCCGTCAGGTCGTCGGGATGGAGTCGTTGCATGACATTGATTATGACGCCATTTTGCTTGTCGTCGATGCGTGTAAGGACTGAATTGCAGAACCATTCGTTCGTGCGCTTTCGCCGCTTGTCGGAGCGCGCGTCCTGCGGCGTCAGCGGATCGTCGACGATAATAACATCAGCACCGCGACCGATGAGATTGCCGTCGACCGATACCGCCAAGCGGTAGCCTCGCTTGGTGGTCCAGATCTCCGATTCCGTGTCTTTAGATCGCGAAATGCGCATTTCAGGAAAGCATTCCTGATACCAAGGTGATTTAATCACTGCGCGAAAATCGTTCGATAATGTCACCGCTAATTCTGCGCCAAAGCTTGCGACAATAACCCGTTTGGTGGGGTCCTTTCCGAGAAGAAATGCGGGAAACGCGACCGAACAAATTATCGATTTCAATGACCGTGGTGGCAAATTTATAATCAGTCGTCGAACTTTTCCGAGCCTCACAAGCTCAAGGCGATGCGCGATCGCCGCGATAGGCCAATTGGGCAAAAATTCCGCGCCGGGATGGAGCGTTGAAAAACAAAGTGGCAGAAAGCTAAGGAAGTCTGTTTGTACGGCCAGCCTCAGTTTCGCTCTATCGAGGTAACTCATTTGTCATCTCCAAAAGTTTCCTGAATCCTCCGATCGAAATCGTCCAACACCTTCTTTTCTTGAGTGCTCAGTTGGCTGGACTCCCCGCCTGCTTGAATCTCCTCATTCCGTTCGTAGCGATCAAACAGGAAGGCAGCTGTCTTGGTGTTGCCTTTCAACGCATCTTCGGTGAAGCGCAACAGAATAGCTTCAAAGACCGTGATCTTTCGCGCTCGCCCGCTTTCGCGGACCTCAATCTTGCGATTAAGAAGCTCCCTCAGGATTAGGCCGTGGCTTTTCGCGCCCTTTGGCCGGCCGTTCGGGTTGCCGCTTTGGCCAGTCTTGAAGCGATGCTCGGCGGGCGGCCTGCGGTAGCCCACTTCGGGACCGAGGTTAGGCAACGGTGTTAGTCGCGCCTTTAACCTTCTGCGCGATTTCTTTGCGATCATGGACGTTTCTCCGGGATCGTTGTGAGCCGCGACGAGGCGACTTCGTCAAAGGTCAGTGTCCCTTGCGTCGCTTTTGGTGAGCGTTTGCCAGCGCCGAATATCTGCGAGCCGGCCAGGGTCGCATCCTTCTTCGTGAACTGCTGCCAGCGACGAATTGTGGCGTCGACGTATAAGGGATCGATCTCGATGCCAAAGGCCCGACGGCCGACCCGCTCGGCGGCCATGATCGTGGTGCCGAACCCAGCGAAAGGATCGAGGACGGCATCGTCGCGGCGCGAACAGTCGCGCATCGCGTCAGCGACGAGCGCGATCGGTTTCACGGTCGGGTGTGCTGACAGGTCGTCGAGCCGACCTGCGCGAAACGTGTTTATGCCGGCGTAGCTCCAGACATTCGAGCGATTGCGGCCGTGCTTACCGAGTTCGACGTTGTTGACGTGAGGAGCATCCCCTCGCTTATAAACGCAGATCAGCTCGTGTTGGGATCGGTAGAGCGATCCTTGGCCGGCGTTGGTCTTGTTCCAAACGACAAGGTTCTTGAGCTCGTCATAGGCTTCGGCACCGGCCGTGTAAATTTCGCCGAGGTGTCGCCAGTCTATGCACACGAAGTGGATCGAGCCGTTCACTGAATATTGCGCCGTCGACGACATCCATTTGCGCGAGAAATCAACGAACTGATCTGGTGTCATCTCTCCGGACGCATGCGAAAATTCTCGATGCCGGAATCTGCCGCGACCCACGATGGAAGCGATACGTAAGTTATACGGTGGGTCTGCGAAGACCATTTGGGCGCGCTCACTACCCATCAGCCTTTCGAATGCAGCGGGTTGGGTTGAATCAGCGCACAACACGCGGTGAGGGCCAAGCTGCCAGAGATCCCCGGGCCGGGTTAGCGAGACCTTTTCGAGCGCTGGGGGATTGTCGGATGCTTGCACCTCAGGGTCCACGAGGTCGCCTAGAATGCTATCGATTTCGGCAGCTTCGAAACCCGTGATGTCGAGGCTGAGGTTGTACTCGGGCAGTAGGACGGCGAGTTCTTCCAGCTCGGCTGCTAGGACGTTCCGATCCCAGCCGGCGTTCGTCGCGATCTTGTTGTCGGCGATCGCAAGCGCGCGCTTTTCAGCGTCGCTCAGGCCGGAAACAATGATAACTGGAACTTGCTTCAGCGCCGACTTTTTCGCAGCCAAATAGCGGGCGAAGCCGGCGAGAATGACGCCATCCTCATCGACGATTATGGGACAGGTCCAACCAAATCGCCGAATGCTCTGGACGATCTGTTCGATCTGTCGCTTGGGATGGGTGCGTGCGTTTCGTTTGTTTGGGCGTAATTTGTGGACAGAAACAAGTTTAATTTCGCGTGGAAATGACATTTGGTGGCTCCGGTACGGAGCCATTCATTCTCAGCATATTCCATTTGTTGTCACCACCGGTGATTCCCGTCAAATTGTGGCGGCGCGGTTCAATTTGTGGCGGATGCCGTTTCTGTGTTGCCGCAGCCCGCACTTGATCAATGTCTGAGAATATTTTTCTCGCGATACATACCAGTCGGGGTTTTTCTCATTGAGGAATCTGAGAAATTCCTTGAAGGTGGGCGCCCTGATCTGCCGCACTCTTCCATAATCTAACACCGAAAGCTTCGGGATTCGGGTGCGGCGACAATCAAGTATCTCGTGGGCTAGGTTTCGGTAGCAGCTATTGGAGCCGGTCTGCTCTACTATAAGCCTAATAATCGTCTCTTCGAGATCGCTGAGTTTCTCTGATTGGGGGGTCAATAACAGCTCGACGGCGCGAAGACGCGAACGGTCGCATAAGGTTACAAGTCCGTCGGACGAGAGAGTTGCCCCATCAAGTTGGTCGATATCGAAGACGCCGATGCCATCGCAACCCTCAATGCGGGCCCTGA